ACAGGGTAAGATGAAGGCCGCTGACGTAATCGGTAGCATGGACGCGGGAGAACTCCGCACCTTCTTGCACGAGTCAATGCACGCGGCCACAAGCCGTATCATCCTCAAAGCAGAAGCAGACGCCAGCTCGGTTAACCCGGCTGTGCTGGATGCCATGAAGGATATGGACACCCTGCGCTCACACCTGAAAGCTCGTCTGGCTGATGATGTGAAAGCTGGCACTGTGGACAAAGAAGGTGAGCACTACATCGGCTACTACCTCGGTAACAACCACGAGCTGGTGGCTGGTCTGGGTGATTCCCGTGGCGGCTATACCGAGTTCCTGCAACGTCACACCTCCGTGACTGGTAAAGAGTCTGCACTGCGTAAGCTGGGTAAATCCATCCTGCGCGTGCTGGGCGTCAAGACTTCCGAGCGTACTGCGCTGGTTGACCTTGCTGATGCCATTGAGGACTTACTGGCTGGTGGTGCAGAGGGTACAGGCAAAATTGGTAAGCAGGCGCTGTCTCGCGCTGCGCCGGAGTTCACCTCCGACACTATGCGCGGTATGACCGAAGCTGGCCGTAAGGCTGCGCTGAGTGCTCCTGCTGGTCGGGCTGAGTCCCGTGCCGCTGATGCTATGTATGGTCAGTTCCGTCAGAAGATGAACCGCTTCTTCTCCCTACGTGACGACATTGCCCGTGGTGGTGCCGACACTGCCGAGTTCGCTGATTATCTGGTTGCCGATGGCACCCGTATCGGTGAGCGTCAAGAATCAGTAGCTGACCTGAAACGTCTGATGAAATCCGAAATGGATGCAGTCACCGCTCAGGTTGAGAAGGCTATCACGGATAAGCTGGCTGAGACTGGCGTAGGCCGTCTGCAACAGTTCTTCTACCGTCGCAACTTTGTTGAGGCGCGTCGTGAGCTGGAACAGAAGGTTGCGCACTATCTGGATTATGCTCACGGTGAATACCGTCAGGGCCGTCCGGTAGAGCCGCCGTCAGCTGACATTAAATCCGTGGTCGATTCTTACACCAACTCAGGCTGGGGTGAGCGTTGGTTTGACCACATGCAGAATGCAGGTATCAACAACGAGGGACGCTTTGAGAAATCCCCGTACTACCTGCCGCGCCGCTACAGCTCTGATAAGCTGCGCCGTCTGTCGCGTGAGAAAGGTTTTGAGCAGAAAGACTTCGTGGACGTGTTCAGTACCGCTATGCGGGATGCTTACCCGGCTATGGACCGTGACCTGTCTCGTCAGGTTGCTCGTACATGGTATCAGGGTTTGACCTCTGCACAGCCGAAGCAGGGCGCTATGTGGCGTCGTGCCATTAACGGATTGAGCAACGATGAGTTCGTCGATATGCTCGTCGAGAATGGTGTAGACGTTGCTGATGCTCAGGCTATTCTGGAGAAGTCCGTGTTTGCGTCGGAGCGTACCGGGTCTAACCCGTCGCGTAACCTGCGTAAACGTAATGAGCTGGACATGCAGAAAGTGTACACCTCACAGACTGGCCGCACACTGCGTCTGGCTGATGTAATGGACACTGACGTATCCAAGCTGATGAACCAGTACAACAACCGTATGTCAGGCCGTGTAGCGTTCGCTGCGAAGGGCCAAGCTGACATGAAGGATGTGGCTAACCGTATTGATGAGCTGCGTAACACGCTGCCAGAAGATGCGGACGGATGGACCTCGAAGGTGGATGACACCATTGATGCCCTGATGGGATACCCTGTATCCGGCGACACTCCTGATTGGCTGCTGGCGTCTGGCTACCTCTCGAATGCGATGATGCTCAAGAACTCAGGCTTGTATCAGCTGACGGACCTTGCACTGTCTGCAAAAGAGTTCGGTATGTCTCGCGTGGTTCGCTCTATGTTCCAGTCAGGACTGTTCCGTCATGCTCGTGTAGAGCTGGGTAAAGACCAGAACCTGCACCAGCGTCTCAGCAACATCCTGTCCGGCGCTACACAGAACGACATGCGCTTCCGCTGGCTACACACGCTGGCTGACGACAATACGGATTTGACACGCTCTGCATACATGACCAACCTGACTCGTAACCTGTCACAGGCTGCGTACTCAGCGAATGGTATGCGTGCTATCCACCGTGCTATGGTGAACATGAATGCTGGTATGATTCAGGATTCCATCATGGCCGCGCTGGGTGGTTCAGAGAAGGATGCTAAGCTACTGCAACGCTTCGGCCTGCGTAGTGATGCACTGGAGCAGATGCGTGCTGCTTACCGGGTAAATCCAGAAGCTGCTTTTGCCAATGAGTTACAGACTCATCTGGAGGCCGTAGGCCAGCGCTTTATGGATTACGTGGTACAGCAGAACCGTACTGGAGAGACTTCGCACTTCGCGGAAATGAACCCGGTAGGCCGTGTGCTTATCGGATACCAGTCATTCGCAATGGCCGGGACCAACAAGATTCTCCGTCGCCACATCGACAACGGGGAGTATCTGGGTCTGGCTATGCTGATGATGTACCAGTTCCCGATGATGGCTTTGGCTACCTATGCCCGATACGGTGCAGACGGGAAGACCGACCAGAAATCTACCAAAGACCTCATTACGGATTCCGTATCCGGTATGAGTGCTATCGGCGGTGCTTCTCTGGTGATGGACCTGTTCAGCTCGAATCAGCGTGGTGGTGGTGTGTCGATGCTCGGTGGTGCAAACTCCGTCATTAGCACATTGCAGAGCGTTGCGAAGAAAGGTGAGTTGTCTGCTCAGGACGCGAGTAAGTTAGTCCCATTGGCGCAGGAGTTCATTCCTCTGCGTATTTTAATCAACAACACGGGCGATTAAGTTCGCCCTTCACCAAGGACATAGAATGGCTAATTCATGGCAAACTGAAACAGGTAAGGCCGGACAGGTCACGATTAACGTGAACATCCCCTACCTCTCCCGCAGCGACATTTACGTGTATATCGCAGGGACTCAAAAGAGTTTTACGTGGGACAGTGACACAGTAGTGCGCCTCGGTACAGCCCTAGTCGGTGGTGAGGAAGTGCTGGTCATGCGCCGCACTGCACGCGAGAAGCTGCGTATCCTGTTCTCAGAGGGTGCAGCATTCAGCCGCGACAATCTGGATGAGCAGAACATGCAGTTCCTGTATCTGTCTCAGGAGCTGGTAGAGGGCCGCAGTATCGAAGGCTTCTACGGCGACATTTCGATGAACACCTTCCGCATTACTCATCTGGGTAATCCGATTAACGACACCGATGCCGCGAACAAGCTGTACGTGGACGAGGAAGTCAAAGAGGTCAATCAGCGTGCCATCCGTGTACCAGAGAGCACTGTTGCAGTAACACCAACCGTGGCCGGGCGTAAGAACAAGCTGCTGGGCTTTGACTCAGTGGGTAACCCGGTATCAGCAACTCCGATTGAAGGCTCTGCCACAGAGTTGGAGCTGGACCTACAGGACATTGACGGGATGAGCATTCTGGGCCGCGTGGATAGCATTGCTACCCTGCGCACCATTGCACCTCGTCAGGATAAGCGTTTCGTGTCAGTACAGTCTTACTCTGCTGGTTGGGCTGCTACGTCCAAAGCCCCAATGGGTGGTGGCTTCTTCGAGTATCTGGCGAATGACACCACGACTGCCGATGACGGCGGTGTTACCATTGTTGGTCTGAACGGTGCTCGTTGGCGTCGTATGATTTCGCTGGACCACGTAACCGTTGAGCACTTTGGTGCGATGGTTGATGGTGTAACGGATGATGCCGCAGCGTGGATGCGAATGCACAACTGGTCACGTACCGTGGACGCTACGTTCGGTCCGGGTATCGTACTGCCACCGGGTACATCTGCTATCTCAGCACTGAACACCGGGACTACTGAACAACCAGCCTTCAAGCTGCGTGGTCCAGAAGTTGCCTATGGCCGTATCCCGCGTGCCTATGTGAAGCTACTGGCTACTGACTCTGCTTACGCAATCAACACGAAAGCGCGTCGTATGGAAGTGTCGAACCTGTATGTGAATGGCGCTGCCAGCACAAAAGGTTTCTTCCAGAATACCGTGACTCGTGGTGACTATTGCCGTATCCATGCAGTACAGGCTCGTGGTATGACTGGTCGTGTATTCCACGTCTATGACACCATCGACACCGCTGTAACTCAGTGTTACTCCAGTGGTGGTAAAGCCTCGTTCTTCCGCACCGACTGGTCGAACGAATCGCCGGGCGCGTGGGACCACCCGACCGCCATCTACATCGCGGACTGTAACTTTGAGTCGCACACTGGTGAGTACGCAGTATCCTGTATCCGTGCTGGTCAGTCTTCTATGCGTAACACATGGTTCGACCGCAACGAGCGTGGCTTTGACATTTCGCAGGGTGGTTGGATTCTGGAGAACGTGACGCAGGAGAACAGCGTCTATCCATCGGCTACACAATACACCAAGCTCGTGCAGATTCGTAACCGCTTCGCACAGGGTAAGGGTATTGACCCAACCGTGTCTGGTTATGACCCGTCGCAAGACCCGTCAGGTAAACCGCCATCGTGGGTGAACTCTGGTTATGAGAACGGTACAGCAGAGTTTAACGTGCTGGGCTTCATCAACTCAGGTTCAATGTCGTATGGCTACGAGTCCTCACAGTTCAAAGTCAGCAACATGACCGCGAATCAGGTGTGGATTGACGTAGGTTCGTTCACGCTGGATGGTGCAACTGGTGAGAGCGTTGTTCTGAAATTCGTAGGTGCTGGTCACTTCGACGCAGCAACAGCGAACCCACGTCCGGGCGGCACAAACTACGGTGCAGGTGAAACCACCATCATGATGCAGCAGAAGGACTCCGATGCGAAATCCCGCGCAAGCTGGTACTCGCACGGTGCTACCCCGATTGTTGCAGTGCGTGTTGCCATGAACAAGAACCGTCCGCACGTCTACGTGCAGCTGGCGCAGTACACCGGGCCAGTGGCGATGACTGTTCACACCAGTGCGAAGTCTAACTTCGAGGGTGGTCAACACTACTACCACAACATCCTGATGACCGAGGTTACCGCTGACGTGGCCGCTGCCGCAGCTCCTCTGGTGCCTGCAACATGGAACGTGTCGAATGGTAACTACGGTCTGGGTATGGATATGGATACCGGGCGTCTGTCTCTGGATGGTCCGGGACTGGTTGCAAGCAACGCCAGCTCACACTTGCCAGTACAATACAACGGTTCGGATGTGCTTCTGGCTGTCCAGCCGTCACCGCTGAGTACCCGTGTTCAACGTGTCACTAAGGCGACCCTGCCGAAGGCCACAGAGAACCCGTATGGCGTCGTGCTTGTTACGGATGCAGTAACGGGTAACGGTGTAACTCAGTGGCGTATGGCATTCTGTACAGGCGAAGCATGGTTCACCGCAGATGGCCAGACCAACCTCGGTACTGGTTCAGTAACTAAATAAGGAGGCAGTATGAGCAAGCCGAAGGCCGGGAGTAAGTCCCGGCTTTCTGCGCTGCACGCAATGTTCACCGAGGCACTGATTTCAGAGTTGCAGGAAGCGAGTACGGAAAAGATTCCACTACCCGCCGCCGACAAATCTGTTATTGCCAAGTTCCTCAAGGATAACGATATTACCGCAGACGCAGATGATGAATCAATGAAACGCCTCAACGACGAGTTTGAGGATGAACTCGAAGAACGCCGTAAGGCCCGTGCCGCCGCAATCATGCAGCAGGTAGGAGGCGATGGCGACGACCTCCAAGGAATCATTTAATGAAACTTAATCCGTTTGTTCTTAGCCGTTTGAAGCTCATTGCCGAGCAGACGTCCGAGCTAAACTTTAACCCGCGCACAATCCCCAGCGATAAGCGCACAGAGCTGGCTATGATGCTGGCCATTACGTTCAAAGAGTTCCGGGACTTCGCCTACGTCGGTATGCGCTTCCTCGGTTTTGAGCTGACGGATATGCAGGCCGACATTGCAGATTATATGCAGTACGGCCCCCGTAAGAAGATGGTAGCAGCACAGCGTGGTGAAGCAAAGTCTACGCTGGCCGCTCTGTATTCCGTGTGGCGTCTTATCCAAGACCAGCGCTGCCGTGTCCTGATTCTGTCGGGTGGTGAGCAACAGGCGTCCGAAGTAGCGACGCTGGTTATCCGTCTGATTGAAACATGGCCATTGCTGTGCTGGCTCAAGGCTGACAGCACCCGTGGCGACCGTACCTCATACACCGCGTATGATGTGCATTGCGACCTTAAACCACTGGACAAGTCACCAAGCGTGGCCTGTATCGGTGTGACCGCATCCTTGCAGGGTAAGCGTGCTGATTTGCTTATCCCGGATGATATTGAGACAACCAAGAACGGTATGACCCAGACCGAGCGTGAGAAGTTGCTGACAGTCTCCAAAGACTTCGCTGCAATCTGTACGCACGGCGACACCCTGTATCTCGGTACGCCGCAGACTAAGGACAGTATCTACAAGACGCTGCCTGCTCGTGGCTTTGAGGTGCGTGTCTGGCCGGGCCGTATCCCTTCACTCGAAATGGAAGAACGCTATGGCGAAACACTTGCGCCTTATATTCATGAGCTTATCGCTGCTGGCTATTCTCGGAGTGGCTATGGAGTCGATGGGACTCTGGGCCAGTCAACCGATACTGGACGCTATTCTGAGGACGACCTGATAGAGAAAGAGCTGGACTTCGGGCCAGAGGGCTTCCAGTTGCAGTACATGCTGGACACGTCTCTGCTTGATGCCATGCGCACCAAAATCAAACTGTCTGACCTGCTCATCCACGGTGGTGATACCGACACCGCGCCGGACCGCTTCATGTACGCTGCTGACCGCCGTAATCTGGTTGAGGAGTATGAGCCTATCCGGGGTGAGAAGTTGTACTACCCAGCAGGCACTGGTTCCGAAATGCTCCAGTATAAGCACAAGCTCATGGTCATTGACCCGGCTGGTTGTGGTGGGGATGAAATCTCGTATGCTGCTGGCGGTGCCGTAAGCTCGTACATTCATCTGTTCAGTGTTGGTGGCTTCCAAGGTGGTGTATCCACCGAGAACATCGACAAGGTGATTGACCTCGCTACCGAAATGGATATTACCAATATCCTCGTCGAGAGCAATATGGGTCACGGTACTGTGGAAATGCTGATTATGAACCGCCTTGCCGAGCGCAAGATTACGGGTATCGGCGTGACCGGGATGTACAACACCACGCAGAAAGAGCGCCGCATCATCGACACTATCTCGCCTATCACACGCCGTCACCGCCTCATCGTGCATGAGCGTGCATTACAGGACGATACCGCGTCGTGCATGGCGTACAGCCGTGAGAAGCGCTGGCTCTACTCCGCGTTCCAGCAGATGCAGAACATCACATACGACCGAGGCTGTCTGGCCAAGGATGACCGTATTGATGCTATCGCTATGCTGTTGCAGGAGCTGAACTCGCATCTGGTTGAGGATGAGAGTGTAGCCGCTGATAAAGCGCGTGAGGAGGACGCTAAGCAGTTCATCCGTGACCCTATGGGTTACTTCGATAATAAACCAAAACCTCGTCAGGGTGCTCGTCGTGAGCGATTCGGACGTGTTTCAAATAGAAGGAGTCGTTAATGACCTTTAAGCAAACCTCTGTAGCAAACCGCGTTGCTGTACGTGACAGCTCCGTGAAGCTGGGTAATCTCGCGCAGCGTCTGACCATCGGCTCCGGCCCGGTTGACTCTGGCCTGTCCACCGAGATTGACGCGCTGGCGCAGTCTGTCCAGCTCGCGCTGAGCACTGCTGGCTACCCTGTGTCCCTGCCGTCCGGCACCGCCCCGGTCAAGAATGCTGATGCCGTCTCTGTCGCCTCTGGTGGTAAGACGGTCCCGGCTACCGCTGCTGTATCTGGCAATACCCTGTCGGCTGTGAACCTGACGACTGCTACAGACACTGTGGCCTCTGACGGCGATGCTGTGTCGATTCAGGACCGCAACGGTAATACCCTGCTGGGTACGGCTGTCGCTGCCCGTGTAGCGTCTGGTAAGCTGGTATCGGCCTACTTCACCGCCCTGACGCAGGGACTGAACTCGGACGGTAACCCGCTGGATGTGACGACTGCCCGTGGCGGTACGACTATCTCTGGCCGGGTCCGGGTGTACGTGGCGAACAACATCGTCCGCAACGTGTACCTTGATGGTGCCGCTGCTCTCGTAACGGGCAACACAGTGCCTGTACAGAACTCTGCTGGCCTGAACATCCAGCCGGGTACGGTTACAGTCACGAACAACCTCGTCGCCTCTGTGAAGCTCCCAGCGAACTACACAGCCTTCGGTGACGGTATCGCGCACAAGGTATCAGACATGGCTGGTAAGAATGCTCAGGCTACCGCTAAGGTATCCAACGGCTCTCTGACCGACCAAGTGCTACCTGCAACAAATGCTATCGTAGCAAACGGACAGACCATCGCTGTAACAGGCGGTACTGTAACACTGGCAGTCGCCAACGGCGTACTGACCGCAACCTACACTGCCTCGTAAGGAGAATCCTCATGGCATATGCAAAAGCAACAAAGGCGCAGAAACAAGCTCTGCGTGACGCGATCATCAACGCCACCAAAGTGGTAGAGCAGGCTCAGGAGTTTGGTCAGCCGGGCGTAGCCGCTCAGGTTGATACTCCTCTGGCGACACTCAAGACTGCGCTGGATGCTGTCGTATCCGCTGGTAGTGGGAGCTAATCATGATTAGAGCACTGGTGTTATCACTGGTGCTCTGTCTCAGTGGTTGCTCAGCTACCTCGGCACTTACCGCCGCCACCGGGCTGATTGGTTCTAAACCGGACCTCTCAGCTCAGGTTGGAGCAGAGAACACGAAACAGGGCATTGGCCTATCGGGTAAGTCAGACAGTAGCAGTGAGACAAGCGTTAAGGATAGTACAGTCGGAACCGTCGATAGCAGCCGCTCAAAGGCAGCTAAGGCACAGAACATTAGCACAGGGAGCATCACTGCGGACCGGATTGAGGTACGCAACGGTGATAGCACCGCAATGATATTCGCATTCCTCGCAGGCTTCCTACCCATGCTAATCGTGGAGGTGTGGCTTGGTCTGCGTAAGAGAAAGGAGGCGGCGCGAGCCGTTAACGAAAGATGATTCACAAGAACCTTGAAACCGCAACCTACGGGACCAGCACAGGTTTGACAATTGGAGGTTGGATTGTGCAGCACCTACCATCACCGGACGTAACAGCCCAGATTGCAAGTTGGGTTGGTATCCTGACTGGTGTCGGTATGTTCATCTGCACCATCTACTACAAGCGTCGTAACAGCAAGCTGTATGCCCAAGCCTTGAAGAAGGGGTACATGAATGAGCCGTCCAGTGAGGAATAAGATTATAGCGCGTGTCATGGGGTCACTGTTCGCAGTGGCCGCTGGCACCGTAGTGTATCATGAAGGGACCGGGATTAGCAAGGATGGACTTGCGCATCCCTACCGCGACAGCGCCAGTGTCTGGACTGTCTGCTCAGGCGACACATACGACGTTGTACCGGGTCGTGCAGAGACACCAGCCCAATGCCAAGCACGTCTGCGTAAATCCATTGAGGAGCACGCACAGGCGCTCTCCGGGCTACCAGAGCGTACACCTGACTATGCTGTGTTAGCAGCGGTGGACTTCGCGTATCACGTTGGTGTTTACGGTGCGAAGAACTCAACCACGTTCAAGCTACTGGAAGCTGGTGACCCTGCTGGGGCAGCGGCGGCTATCGGCTCGTGGAAGTACATCACCGATGACTCGAAAAGGGGTAAGCAGGGCTGGGCCAAGATGAATGGTCATTGGCGCTACGACTGCTCACTGCCGGGTAACACGGTGTGCTCTGGTATCTGGAAGCGCAGGATGTGGCAGATGGATACAATGGCTGGGAAGCTGGGTACAGCTGAGCAAGCTAAAGCAGCCCTACCTCGGTACGACCGGGCATACGCTCAGGGTAAGCAGTGGGTCATCCCGGATAAGTGATGGAGTCATCCTGAGTCATCCCGATAGAACCCGGCAGGCACGGAGAAGCCAAGGATGGCAAGTACGGAGCAGCTGGTGTAATCCAGCACCTGAAATTTATTATACTCACGAGAGGCCCGGCCCCTGACTCACAACGCGCTCTTACCCCATCGGGGTCTGCGCTGGGCCATTCAGAGGAAACTCTTGACCAGCCAGCCATTGCATGGTACGCGCGTGCGCCTGCGCTGTGTTGTCTCGCGTTGCGCGTGGTCATTATGGGGTCATCGCTGGGTCATCCTTGTGTTGCGCTGGGCTACTCTGGGCTATCTGGGTATGTCACCGGGCCGTGCGTGGGCTAACGTTGGGCTATCCGCTGGCTATCGTGGCGGTGCGTGCTCGCGTGCGCTTGCCTTTTGTTGCCTGTCGTGTGTCGTGTATCGTGCCGGGCCTTGCCGGGCTATCGTGGGCTATGCCGTGGCTATCCTATGGCTATCACAAGGCTATCTATCAATCCATCATGGTTAGGCTCTGGTTAGCTCTGGATTGTGTCGTGGGACATAGCTGGGTTAGTGCTGGGTTACGCTGGGTACTCTGTGAGTAGTGATAACCATCCTTAAAGGTTATTTGTTATTTCGTTCGTCGCCTCACTCTATAACGTCAATCATAATTATCTTTGAACGTAATCCGTTTATTGATAGGTAAAACCTTGTGTACAGTTGTCGATTCTTCCTGTATCATCGTGCGCAGGCCGTCCGGGGTTACAACCACTACAACCACGGTTAACCGGGATAGTGCGTAATGCCTTCTGGAGCGTAGCGACGCATTACCAGTTATAGCGGTGAAGCGTTAAGGGCTAAGCGGTGGCGTAACATGGCTATACATAGAGAATCTGCCTTGCTTAACTACTTTCTACAAAGTGCTTGCAATCTCTAAATCATTCATCTAGTATTCAATCCATCGAACGGCGACACGGGAAACCACTAGCCAGACGATACGGGGATTAGCCCGGTAAGTAGACAGCCTGATAAGTCATACGAAAAACAGGCACTAATCAGAAGTTAAGCAGTAAGCAACAAAGTGTTTGACAAGTGAATCCAGAAGGATTAGATTAGTTAGCAACAAGGCAGTACAGCACGACACGGGTTAGACGTCTTCCCTAATAGATTCCTGTCAGAAGTTGAGCTAGTCAGGTAGCCAAACAAAATAAACGCTTGACAAGTTGAACGATAACGATTAACTTAGATAGCAAGCAACAACAAGCAGCCTTGCGGCGCGGTCTGAGTCCTAACGGATGTTGACGACTAAGCCTAAACAGGATGCAGGCGAAAGCCAGTGTTCCCGACACGTTAATCACGGGGCCGAACTGAGACAAGGCATATAAGTCGAGGCGTGAGCAGCACGCTACTCTGTATCGAGTGAACAAGGCGCGGAGTGTATACCGCAAGCGACTTTAACAAAGCGTCGTCATTACGATGGCGCTTGATTAACGTCACTAAGGAGGCAAGTATGCGTAAGCGTAAACGCCAGATGTTAGCAGGCATCAACGATGCGCTGAAACATGGCAAGTTATCAGAGGTAAAGGGCGCAACTGCGACTCCTGAGCCATTAAAGAAACTCTCTCACAATTCACAGATGGATAAGGTGAGAGGCAAGCAGAAGTGCAAGGGCGGCAGCAAGGCTCCGGCAGGTTGGTATTCAAGAGGTATGTTTGCATGAAAACAGCAATTATTGGCAGTGCGTGGGTCTGGACAGGTGTCGGCCTGTTTATCTGGGGTGTAGTGCAATATCTGTAGCGTTATGACCTGCTCTTTGCGAAGGGCAGGCAGTAACTTTACCGATAACCTGATAGGTGATTATTATGACATTCAAACTTGTAGCAGTAGGCAGTATCAAGGCAAATCTGGCGAAAGCCGTTGAGCTGAAACGCAACACAACAATCAGCGCCCTGTTCCACGGTATGGTGGCAAACAACGTATCGTTTGTAACTGATATGCGTAAAGAAGACATGGCAGACTTTGACACTGTACTGCGCCAGCTGTTGCCAGTGGCATGGGACAAGGCCAATGACCGCTACGGTTACTCTGATAAGAAGGCAATCAGCAGCGCTGAGAAGATGGGTCTTGACCTGTTCGGCCTGCGTCAACAGTTTAAGCATGGCGACAAGGCAAGTCGTGAGGACGTCGTGCAAGCATTCTTTGGTGTGGTGATGGATTACTACAACGCCAACGAAGCGGAGAAGAAGGGCAACGACCTGTCAGCTGAGGATAAAGCGAAGCAGGCTCTGAGCAAAATCAAGTCCGGCGTTAAGGCAGCGAAGGAACAAGGCGCGACTGACGCTGAAATTCTGGATATGCTGGCTGGTCTGGGCGTGAACGTCACTGGCTATGTACCAGTGCTGGAGCGCAAATGATAGAAGTCTGTGGCATGATAGCGCCAGTCCTAGCGACTGGCATCGTAACTGTAATAATCACTAAATGGGGTAGTCAATGGCACTTCACGTAACAAAGCAGGTGGCAGCACACACGGCACACAAGATGCACTTCCTCTGTCATGGTTTCTACCTGACAGCGGCTGTACTGGAAGGGCATCTTCTGTACTCAACGGCAGCGGCCATCCTACTGGTTGTAACGGTAGCTGGCGCGGCATTAGGTAGCCCCGAATGAAGATAACTCGGCGTCACATTGAGACGGTAATACTCGTCAAGGTGGCACTGAGCGTGACATTCGCCGCCGTATACTTTCTTCCGGCACCGATGGCAGGAGCTGTGGGCGTGGCAAGCAACCTCATCTGGTTGTGGAAAGTATAGACTGAGTGACTAACTAATGCCGCTGCAAGTACCGGGCGGCATTGTGATATTCATTCAACGAGGGAAAACAACATGGTACAGGCACCAATTACAGTATTCGTTTCCGGCTGGCGCAGTGACAGCCCACTGTTCGACAACCTGAAACGGCAGGCGCTGTTAGGCGACGTGTTGCGTAACCACGGTTATGCGCCGGAGGTTGTGCTGGGCAAGTATGGGCAGGAGCTGGAACAGTCATACGCTGTGCAGGTCTGGGATGTTGGCGCAGCACAGCGCATCGCTAAGCACGCCGGGGCCATCTTCCAGCAGGCATGTGTTGGCGTACTGGATAACCTGACTCACGACTTCCAGCTGGTGTATCCAGACGGCAGGACTGAGGCGCTGGGTGTGTTCAATGAAATCAGTGAGCGGCAGGCTGAGACAGAGCCAGCGTGTTCGTTCTGGCATGGCCTGTGGTGGGCTGCGAAAGCGTGATTAACTTAATGCAGGTCACGGCCTGCATTGCGGCAATCATGCCACAACTATTGAGGATATAACTATGCGTATCACCTTCCTGTTCTCTGCACAAGACAACGCAATCATCGCCGTTCTGGGTGACAAGCTGGAGCAAGGCGCAATCGCCACGGCATTCAACGGCACCGAGAAGGCAGGCACGTTAGACACTGGCGCTAAACCGATTGACGTTATCGACGATGTAATCAGCCAGTTCCGTGCCAACCCTGAGTCTGTTGGCATGTATTTCCTGCTCAAAGGTGGTCAGGTCAACGACAAAGACGCCAGCCATTACCGCAAGCTGGCAAGCATTGACCTCGACGACGGCAGCGAACCTCTGCCATCTTATGTAGCTGAGTAACCTGACTGACAGCGCATCCATAGTGGTGCGCTGTAGGGCATGTTGCCAACCTAACCAATGAGGATTTACCATGACTACTATTCGCTTCTTCTTCTCCGCTGAACAGAAAGACATTATCGCTACCATCAACGGCGCGGCAGACACCATCGCAGTAGGCGACACTGCTATCTGCTTCGACGGTGCCAAAGACATTGGACACTTCGGTGCTGATGTTGAGCTGGCAAAGCAGGCTACTGATTCCTTCCTTGAGGACTACGAGAAGGGCGGCGCACTGCTCATCCTGTTGCAGGGTGGTGAGATTAACAGCGTACCGCAGGGTTACGAGCTGATTCGTACCGCTGAGGCGTGATGGCCTACTGCCACTCTACGGGGTGGCAGTGTGACAATCATGTCAACCAACCCAAGAGGAAACGCACCATGACTACTACCAACAACGCAACCGTAACCATCAACGTATTCAAAGACAACGAAGGCGACTATCTGGTAACCAACTCACCAATGATTGTGCCGGGTATCTCTGCATTCCAGCTCAAAGGCAGCTCGGTTGATGCTGAGGGTGGCCCACTGACTGTGCTTGATGGTGCGCCAGCTATCATCCTTTACATCAATGTAAGCCAGCTGGAAGACGGCGACTTAGGCACCGTGGAAGATATTGCGGCACGCCTTGAGTACACTTTGATGGAAACGTCTGAGCGTGCAGAAGATGACAAGCTGGCTCGTGTCTTGCTGTCAAACAACGACGCGTGATTTCTGTCTGCATCCGGTTCGCCGGGTGCAGTAGGGCAATCATGCCAATCAAACTAAAGGGTACACATTATGTCTAAGTTAATCGCTGTTGTTTCTGCTCCTGCCACTTCTATGCGTCTGGCTACCATTACTGGCACCGATGGCGTGCGCTCTATCAGCACCATCGTACTGTCCGGTGACGAGGGCGTGCAGCCTGTAATGATTCCGGCATCGCTGAACCCTGAGAAGATTGAAGACCTCAAGGCTAAGCTGGGTAGCAACCCTATCATCGCCACTGTGTTTGCACAGAGCATGGTCCGCGACAAAGGCGTGGGTGTATTGCAGGATGGCGTGAGCATCCAGTATATCTCGGATGAGTTTCCTATTATGGAAATGCAGGCCGATGGTTATGAGCGCCACAATCTCCAGACTGGCGAAGTAGATACCGTGCAGCCTACCAGCCCGACTCTGCACTAATCGTGGCGTGCTGCACAAGCACGTCAAATTTGCGTTAACCACAAGCGTGCGTCAATGGTGATGCACGTTATAGACCGAGGATAAAATATGAGCATGTTTAAGATTGTGAATGCACTGGCTGCACTGGTCATCAAAGCGTATGACCGCGAGGCGGCACGTCTGCACAATGTCGTTGTGAAGGTTGACGCAACCCGTACTGAGCTGCTTGAGGAGATTGATGAAATCTCACAGGTGCTGGAAGCGGATATTCGCAAGCTCCGGGCCAAAGCACATGGCAAGCAGGCTGAGCTGGGGCAAGTGCTGGAACAGCACGATGCGGAAATCGACAACCATGTAGCGAATGCAGCTGCTGCATCTGCCAAAGCCAAACAGATTAAAGAGGTATTGCGCTAATGTTTGAAGTCAATCAGAAAGTAAAGACTGTACTCAAAGACGCTGACGACAGTATCAACCTGCTCGAATGCACTGGCGTAGTGGTAGCTGTGTATCCTGAGCGTCCATATCCAGTGCTGGTGAAGGCAGATGACGGCCAGCTGGACCGTGAGGTTGACCCGCTGTATAGCGACGCTGATACAGGCGTACAGTACGATTTCAGCTTTACCGCTGATGGCCAGTTTATCGCAGGTGTAGACGGCGGCAGCATTGAAGTGATTGAGTGATTCGGTGATGCGTCCTGCGGGGCGCATCCACGTTACCACTTGAACAGAGGCAAGTATGAAACAGATTCAAAGCGTAGTAGTAAAGTACCGGAGCGCAACTGGTGAGGAGCTGGAGGCAAGCCGCACCATCAACTGTCCAATCACTGGTAGTGCATGGGGTGGGCCAAAGGTAACAAGCATCCGTATCCGCTGGGCGGGTGGTGCTGGTGGCACGTTCCGTGTCTATGCCATGCGGGATGATGGTGTGTTGAATGCGCTGCATATTCCACAGGGTACAGTAATCAGTGTTGAAACCAACTACCAGAAGGAGGCCAAGTAATGTGGCTCAAGTCGAAAGACCTGCAAGATATGATTGAAGACGCAAAGCGTGCTGGCCGTTTAGAAGGTGAGATTGCCGGGCGTCGTATTGGTTACGCTGAGGGTGAGGAGTCAGCCAACCGCTCTATGCGTAGTGCTGAGCGTGCCGAACACATGAAGCTACCGGCATGGGCTGGTCTGGGGCTGCGCACTTACCGTGGTGTTGAGTGTGACCGCCGCCGCTTAGTGTCCGTATCCTTTGAGTATAAGGGCAACCGCACTACGTTCGGCGTCAATGATTTGGTAGGCAAGATTACCTGCGCCATCCGGGACAACCGCTTAGTGGTGACCGTCTTCAAATATGATGAGTCGTATGTGTCCTATGACTACGAGCTGTCACGTATTCAAACTGAAATCCGTAAGGAGTACAAATGACACACGGTGTAGCTGCAACCTCCGGCCATCTGGCAGACAACGGAGGTATCCGAGGCCATAGTGCTGGCCCGGTATTCCCTTTCGTCCTGTATGCACAAGGTACATTCGATGCGCTGGGTTACTGGATTCTCCAGCCGAACGGCCTGCGCATTGGTCCATTTGAGGACTACGCACAGTCTGAGTCATTCGCTATGCGGCTCAAGTTGTTCGGCCAGTTGGACCCGGCTAAGCCGGAGACAGCAGACGTTATCCGCACGGCAACGCAGCCAGCTTACACGTACTACCGTGACTACACGGACACGCTGCACGACCCGTGGCGCTGGCGTGTAGCGGCAGGTGCCGACCCAGATAGTAATGCAGAGTACAGCTGCGACCGTGGTGCAACGTGGAAGCAGAGTCACTATTATGTTCGTGAGGTACGACAGGACGCTGGCTTTATCTCTGTTGGGAGTGAACCGCAATGGCAAGAGCAGTAGCAGACTTCTGGCGCATCTATCAATTTCGCCTTCGCTTTGACCAGCAAGGCCGTATCAACGCTGCCCGGCACGCTTGGTGTGCTACGGTGGCACGACATTGGAGAGTAAAGTAATGGGTAATCCTGAGCTGGTGCTGATGCGCAGCCGGGCCGCTGTAGAGTGTAATGCTGATGCAGTGCAGGCAGAGTTGAAAGCAATGTATTGCCGCAAGGCATGGCGCGTGGGTATGTCACTGGATGGTTACTGCCGACGCTTTGGCATTGAGAAAACATGGGAGCATGAATAATATGGGCTGGCGTCTGAGTAGGGTTGAGAATCAACAGGCGTCAGCCGAGGTGCTGTGGGATTGTCTGGAGGCGCAGCGCGACCCCGGACTGAATGCGCCACGGCTGATGGACATGGACGGCGGGCTGCATAAACTGCTGCCCTTCCGTCGCAGCACAGTGAAGCGCCGGACCCGCGAGGGTCTGGAGCTGGTGGAAGTAGTACGCCACTTTGATTCGGCCAAAGCTATTGAAATGCTGGAAGCCATAGGGTATCCCGATTGTATTGCAGACCTGCGAGCTATCGGTTATGAAGCAACGAAGGCACGGTTCATCCGCAGGGCCGTGCGCTATGCACAAGCAGAACAAATTCAATCATGGTATGCGAGGTAGCCGATGGGTTATAAACGAATGAGTAAGGTGTGCAGCTGTGGCAAAGGCCATCGCAGCGAATGGGATTTGCAGTGCGGACATTGCCGGACCAAGACAGGTGCGCAGCGTCTGGGCTTGTTCAAGCGTGAGCTGGAGAAGCAGGAGCGTGCGTTGCAGATGCAGTTCTATGGCTTCTACACACCAGACGCACAGCCGGGTGACGGCACCATCAACGTGGAGTATCCATAATGGGTAGTTTGAAGGTCATGAAGGGCGACAGCTTCACAGAGAAGCGTCTCCGCAAGTGGTTGAAGGAGGATGGCGCTGTCGTTCTCCAGATTAAGCGGGATGAGTTCCGCTGTGTGGTGGACATTAACTGGATGGCAAAGCATGAGCCGTCAGTCTCATTCACCAGCGCCAGCGGCAAACCTCTGTACAATCTGGATTGCTTCTCCGCGCTGTTCATCGAAATGTCCCACTTCTACGGGACCAACCGCTTCGACATGGGTGTGTGCGTCAACGATAGCTTTGACCTGACCCGGCGCACGGTACGTGCCAGCACGAAGCCGTATGACCTGACTGGCTATAGTGAACAGGTTATCGCTGGTAAGAAGAAGTCGGACCCGGCACACTACACCGGACCATTGAAGGCACGCTTCTGGTTCTACGACCTACCAGAATCACCTATGGCATTCCTGACACGGCGCATCGACATGGCGCTACTGCATAACAACTTCCCAGAGTTCACGGCGGTGCCGGAGACTGAGGTTGTCACGGTCCGTCAGGACTTGCAGGATGGGATTGAGCGAGCGGTGCAGCAGGTGAATGAAGTGTTCGCCACGGCGCGTGAGCTGGGCCATGAAGGGTTAATGGTCAAACGCTATGACCACAAGTGGGAGCCGAAGCGTTGCCCGGATAGCTGGATGAAGCTCAAGCCCAACGATGAGATTGATGGGCGTATCATCGGCAAGACCGAGGGTAAGGGCAAGTTCTTTGGCCTCATCGGAAGCCTCATCTGTGAAGCTGAGGACGGCAGCAACTTCACTATCTCCGGCATGACTGATGCAGAGCGCGTGGACTTCACGCAGAACTTTGAGCAGTACCGGGGCCAGTGGGTGACTGCCACTTACATGGAACGTGACACGCAGGGTGGTTATCGCCATCCACAATTCAACCGTATGCACGACGAAAAGAACCTGTAGGAGGTACAATGGAAGACTTAAACAAACGCAGCTTCAACGGCTATGAGGCACCAGCATGGGCTAACTTCGTGGCCTTGTCCAATGGCTACTGGTATTGGGAGGAGTCATTGAAGCAGGAGAACGGTGCGCAGTTCCAGAACATTACATCGACCTCTCCGCGTATGTATACCAACAAGACGCACAAAGGCTGGGAGAAAGCATACCGCCTACCGCGTCTACCTGCTGTGGCTCCGCAGCCCTATGTAGTGGACGAGCTGCCGCCTGCACCAATCAGCGAGCTGTATGTGTCCACAACAGGACGCCGGACGGCAAGCATCCGTCTGGAGCATACCTCAATCAGTATCGGCACAAACGCTTCTGGACAGCGTGTGCGGGTATCGGTCGAGACAGCTCGTGCAATGGCACATGACCTGATTCGTATGGCAATGGAACTTGAACGCCGGGAGGCAGAATGATTTTAGTGAATGATGCACAGATTACTGGTACACTGGTTGTCCGCAATGGTTCATTCATCAGTGCGGGTGGGCGACTGGAAGGCCACCTGTTTGGTGACACCGCCACGCACGGCAACCATCCATTCGTGGATGGTACTCGCGTCAACACCAGCACAGTGGAGTCGGTGATTGTCCGTGACGGCGGTGTGTTCGTGAAGACACGCAACAGCATCTACCGTATCAAAACCGTGGGAGACATTACACAATGATGGACGCGCCGTGGCTTAGGGCAGCAAAGCGATTACCTGTAGGTGGCGTTGAGCGATTCCGTTGCTGCGGCGCGACTAAAGCAGCGGTGATATTCAACAAACCCGACGCATGGGAAATGTATTGCCACCGCTGCAAGTCGTCTCCGAAGGAGCGCAAGCAGTTCGTGCAGCAGGCGCGGGTCACCAGCGAGCCGCGTGTGCAGCCTGCACCAGCAGACGTAATCAACATTGCTGACGCGAGACAGTCAGTACAACAGAGCGCATATGCGTTATTGGCAACTAAGGGCATCATGCCCGATATGGTTGAGGATTTACAATGGTCAGATACAGCCCAACGTCTGGTGTTTCCGGTATCATCTGGACTATCCCTTGGGCGTGCAATGACGACATGGCAGAATCCAAAGTGGATTCAGTACGGCGGGAAGTCGTCGTTCGCGTATATAGCGCCGAAGAAGCAGCCCATACGGGGCATCATATTGACAGAAGACTTATTATCCGCTAAGAAGGTGGCCCATGCTGCGAACCATTTTGGCAGTGGTGATATTCTATGTGTTTCTATTCTGGGTACTCGGTTAGACGCTCGCTTGAAGCTGATGATTATCCAGAATGAATGGCCCGTCCTGCTGATGCTGGACGGAGACGACGCCGGGTACGATGGCGTGAAGCGAATCAAGCGTGACTTGAAAGCGTTCCCGATTCGCGTGGGTACTTTCGCAGTCGAAGGAAAAGACCCGAAAGATTTACAGATGCAAGAGATATTGGAGGCTTTAACTTGGATGCGTTGATTATCCGTGCTATGTGTAACAAGAAGGTGTTCGACCGCCTTCGCAAAAGTATTCCGGGCAGCATGATGGCACCGGACACCAACTCGATGCTCGGATGGGTAGCTCTGTACTGGAGCACATACCCGGAAGATGCAGAGGTATCATGGAGCAGCTTCAACACGATGTTGTCCCTCCGTGGAACTCACCTGACGCCCGAAGACATGGCTACCATGAGGTTGCTCGTGTCGCAGGTTCAGAAGGTGTCCGATGCCGATGTAGCTGGCACTGTGCGTATGCTGGCTGAGCTGGCATACTCCGGCGAGGTAGCGGCTGTGAACCAGCGCTATCAGGACGGCGATGATATTGACATTATGGCCGAACTCAAGAATCTCCAGCGCAAGTACAGCGAGACTGTGAAGACGCAGGACTCACTGTTGCAGTGGGAGAATCGAAACGTTGATGACATTCTGGCAGCGAACGATGAGCAAGGTGGCTTGAAGTTCCGGTTCCTACCAGTGCTGGAAAGCCGTATAAGGGGTGCTCGTGGTGGAGACTGTATCGCTGTGGCTGCTCCTGTGGATGCTGGTAAAACTTCTCTGCTTAGCTGCATTGTTGTGGATTGGGTGGAGCAGATGGTGCAGCAGCCGGAGGTTTACGGCAACCGTCCGATTCTGTGGCTCGTTAATGAATCACTGGCGTCGCGTACTGTGCCGAGGCTTTATCAGGCAGCTACGCACTGGACGTTGCAGCAGATTCGTGAAGCGCATCAGAAAGGTGAGTTCGCGCCAGAGTATTTGAAGAAGGTTGGGACGTGGGACCGCATTCGTGTAAAGGATGCGCACAGCCTGACGATGGCACAGATTGCCACGCTGCTGGAGGAAATGAATCCTGCGGCGCTGGTGGTTGACATGGTGGCGAACATTAAGGGCGGCACGATGGAGACTGAGCACCAGAACCTTGAGGCTAAGTGGCAGGAGCTGCGCGTCTTGGGTTGTGAGCATGACTGTGTTATGTTAGGCACGATGCAAATGTCCGCTGAGGGTTACGACCTTCTGTACCCGCCACTCACTGCTCTCAAGCAGTCGAAGATTGGCGTACAGGGTGCGCTGGACCTTGCGCTGTTCATGGGCCGTCTGGACCCGCAGAGCAAGCCAGAGTACATCGACATACGTGGTATCAGCACGCCGAAGAACAAGATGCCTCTGTCTGGCCAGCAGGCGTCGTCACAGTTCGAGGTGGTGTTCCACGGTGGGGTTTGCCAGTTTGAGTAAGGAGCAACCATGTCCTGCATAATGCACATTGACTTGGAGACTGAGAACTATGAATACTATGGCTCAAAGGCGTCGCCGTACTGCCCGCAGAACTACGTCGTCGAATCCGCATGGCGCTATGACCGCGCCTTATCAGACGGCAGCACAGATGTTGGACCCGTACAGTATGTTCGGTACAGCAGCCGAGAGGAGTTTATTGCAGCTGGGTCGCAGTGGTGCCCAATCCCTGATGACTGTTGGCTTATCGTCGCACACAACGCGGCGTATGAGATAAGCTGGTTCCTGCAATTTGACCGAGCTAACTTTGAGGCGTTCCTCAAGCGCGGTGGCCGGGTGTGGTGTACCATGCACGGTGAGTATCTGGTAACGGACCAGCAGAGCCAGTACGCATCACTGGATGAGACAGCGCCGAAGTATGGTGGTACTCACAAGGTGGATGGCGTCAAGGTGTTGTGGGAGCAGGGCGTCCGCACCAGCGAGATTGACCCGATGCTGCTGCATGACTATCTGGTCAACGGTGATATTCCAAACACAGCGCTGGTATTCTACGGGCAGTATCAGAAGTTCACTGAGCGTGGTCAGTTCCCACTTATCTGGGAGCGTATGGACGCACTGCTGGCGTTTGCATACTGCGAGTGGTTCGGCCTGTGGGTTGACATGCCAACGGCGAAGAATAACCAGAAGGAGCAGGAGGCTCGTATTGCTGAGCTGAAAGCTGAGCTGGAGCAGCTGCTACCTGAGCTACCGGAAACCTTCGAGTTTAACTGGGGTTCAAACTTCATGATGAGCGCACTGATTTACGGTGGGCCAATCAAGTACAAGAAACGGGTGAGCTACGACCCAATCAAGTACGAGAAGGAGGACTACTACTACTTCGGCACCCGCCGCGTGCCTGTTGCACAAGCACATGAAATCGGCATCGAAGTGCTGGAGGAGCGGTTTGACTCGAACATCGCCACGTACAAATCGGGTAAGAACAAAGGTCAGGCAAAGGTGTTCCGTGAAGACACGGATGTTGAGAAGCTGAAATGGGAGGAGGACTTGTTCTACTTCCCCGGCCACATCGACATTGACCGACTGCCCGGCCACGTTGCAGAGAAGTACGGCGACCGTGGTGAGTTCCGGGGCGCACAGACGTTGCCGGATGGTAGCCCGGTGTTCAGCACCAGTGGCGATGCGATGAAAGGTCTGGCATTGCAGGGCTTTACCTCTGCGAAGTTGGTGAATGAGCTGGCGTCACTGGAGAAAGACACAGGGACGTATTATCTGCGAACGGAGTACAACAAAGATGGAAGCGTTAAGAAACTGTCTGGTATGCTCCAGTACGTTATCCCTATGGACGATGACGGTTCGGGCATTATTCATCACCGCCTTAATACATGCGCTACCATCACTACCCGCCTCAGCTCTGGGAACCCTAACCTGCAAAACCTCCCGCGTGACGGAACCTCGAAGGTCAAGCAGATGTTCACCTCCCGGTTCGGTTCCGCTGGACGCATCATAGAGGTTGACTACTCCGCACTGGAGGTGGTCATGGGTTGTGTGCATACCGGCGACTTGAAGCTGTTGCATCTGCTCCAGACTGGCACGGATATGCACTGCTACCGTCTGGCGTTCCGTCACAACATGCCTTATGAGGATGTGCTCAAGCTGGCTGTTGAGGATGAGGACGGCCCAGACTACAAGATGTGGAAGCAGCGACGTACCGACATTAAGCCACCGTCATTCGCAGCACAGTATGGGGCGACGGCCAAAGGTATTGCATTCGCAACTGGTCTATCTCTGGAGTTCTGTCAGGAGTTCCTTGACAACGAAGCGAAGCTGTTCCCGGACTCAATCAAGTTCCGTGACGTGATTCGCAAAGAGGTGGAGCGTACCGGGAACCTGCCGGGCCAGCTCAAGCGTGAGCAGAACGACGATGGTTCATTCAGCGTGTATAAGGTTGGCTACTGGACTTCACCATCTGGCCAGCGTTACAGCTTCCGTCAGAAGAAGCAGTGGCGTGATGGACGTCAGGTGATGGACTACAAGGCAACCGAAATGGCGAACTACTGGTGTCAGGGCGAAGCGTTCTTCATGATGGCCGTGGCATTCGGTATGCTGATTCGTCACTTGATTGCCAACGACTTCTACGATGGCAAGGTGGCACTGATGACCAACGTACACGATGCAGCCTATCTGGATGCAGCGGACGAAGTGGTAGGGCGTCAGGCAGCGCTGGATACGAAGCGCATCATGGAGACAGCACGAGAGCGCATCCTACAGTTCTGGCCGGACTACGGTATCCTGAAAGACGTACCGTTCCCAGCCGCAGCTGAAATGGGCGAGAGCATGTATAGCAAAACTCATGTGAGGTAATTATGCACGTTGATTTATGGTCAGGTGTCTGCACCTACAAGGGTGAGGAAATGGAGACGACAGTCTCTGGCAATGAGAATGGTATTTTATTAGTGCAGGAGTTCCGAGGCGATACAGACATTATCGGGATGGAGCGTGATGAGGCAATCGACATTGCCTTTGCCATCCTGAAAGACTGCGCCCCGACTCTGGCCGAAGCGCTGGAGGGTATACGTGGGCCTGCGGCGACGGCGCGGAGCTTACCATGCGAAACAGGTATCGTCAATACCGAGCAGGATAATTAATTTAATCGTTGACACATGGCCAGAGTTGTGATTCTGGCCAGATTAAAGAGTGACGTTATAGAGAGACAACAACTGGAGAATTACCCTTTGAAAATCCGTGAACTATTTACCAACTCCGATATTCGTAACGCAATGCAGCGTGCGGAGAACGTCATCAGCAAGGCAGCGTCTGACCTGACTAAGCTGAAAGGCGTTAAGGTATCGCCGCAGCTACTGCGCTATTGGGTATCCTGTATGGATGATAGCGAGGTCGAAGGCAGCGTGACGCAGGAAGTTGAGCGCACTCGTGAGTTGGCCCGTAGCCGCAATATGAGCACCAGCAACAACAGCCTGCGCCGGGACATGCGTGCCATTCTGGATGAGAATCAGGTGCTGCGCGATTACCGCACATTACTAAACGACCTCACCATTAATCCGGTGCCTATCGTGCCGCGCCGCTACAATCCGGCTGGTAAGAAGATGACAGTCGAGGCGCTGTTCAGTGACCTGCAAATCGGTAAGCTGTCTGGCAACTACAACAGCGCGGTAGCCCGTCAGCGTGTGGTTGAGTATGGTGATGCATTGGTACAGAAGATTCAGCAACACGTACATGCAGGTTATGACGTCGAGCTGATTAAGCTGATTGTGCTGGGTGATGTGATTGAGTCTGATAAGAAACACATCAACTCGGCCCGTGGTTGTGACATGGGTACAGCTGAGCAGATGAAGGAAGCCACTGAGCTGCTGGTCGAGCTGATTGGCAAACTGGCTATGACTGGTATCCGCGTTCACTGTGTCATGGTGACGGGGAACCACGATTGGGATGGCCACGGCATGAACAGCTTTATGGCTGGTCAGGAGCATCTGAGCTGGCCGATGTACAACGCAGTGAAAATGGTGAGTGAAGCTATCTATGGCGACTTTGTTATGTTCAGCATCCCACGCGGGGCGTTTCACCTTGACAGCATTTACGGCACGAATGTTCTGTACGAGCATGGTGTCGGGGTGGCGTCGAGCCAAGCAGGTCTGGAGAAGCGCCGGGACCAACGAGCGCAGCAGCTGGGCGTTCATGTTGGCTTGTTCCGTATGGGTGATAAGCACAGCATTTGCCGCTTTAACAATGACCGTCTTATCGTTAATGGTGCCTTCTTTGGTACGGACACGGTTGGCGGTGAGTACAGTAGCTTCCTCGGATACCAGAACGAACCATCCCAGATAGCTCTGTTCCATGTGCAGCGTCGTGAGGGCGACCCGCGCAGCACCATCTTCGATACCCTCGTAATCCAGCTGGCCCACATTCGCTAAGGAGCGACGATGAAATTCCTGACTGCACTTGCACTTCTGTTTATTGCCCTGAAACTGACTGACGTTATCGCATGGTCGTGGTGGCTGGTCCTGCTCCCACTGTACGGCGGCGCTGCAATTGTGCTGGGGCTGGTTGTACTGGCGGTACTCGGTGGTGCAACGCATGGTATTGCCAAGCGTCTGCTGAGAAAGAAATAGTTGACAGCTGGCTGGGTCTGTGATTCAGCCAACTTTGAAGATACACGTTATAGAGAGCACGGAGCTGGTGCCGCTTACACCAGCACAACAAAACTTTATTGACCAAAAGAGAGTATAAATATGACTACTGAAAACACCGCGTTTAACCCACTGGCTCAACTGGATGCACTGGTAAATCAGGCTGTCGAAACGCAAGACGTTGACATGACCGAAACTGGCACTGGTGGCTATGAAAAGATTATCCTGCCAAAGGGTGTCTACTACGGACACTTCGCAGAATACATCGAGCTGGGCAAACGTACCCCTATGTTTAAGGGTAAGCCTACTGGCCGTCCACCTGTCCTGAATACCAAAGTGGGCTTCCTGATTTATGGTCCAGATGGTGCAGTGGTCCGCAACCGCAGTCTGGGTCTGGCTGTGGGTAACAGTGAGAAGTCTAAGTTCAAGCACCTGTTCGACCGCCTGAACGCCAAAGGTGACATTAAGCACGCTGCACAGCGTCTGGGTCAGGCATTCAGCTTCGAGGTGACTGTTGAGAAGACCGCTGCTGGTAAAGAGTACAACGCCATCAACTACGCATCTGTCTCTGACCTGCCGAAGTTCGACCCGAACACTGGTGAGAAGGTTGCCATCCCAGAGCTGGCCCCATCTGACGTTAAGCTGTTCCTGTGGAATGCTCCTACCAAAGAGACTTGGGACAGCCTGTACATCGACGGTCAGAACGATAAAGGTGAGAGCAAGAACTTCATTCAGGAGGACATTCTGAAAGCTGTTGATTATGTTGGCTCACCTCTGCAAACGCTGCTGGAAGGCGGTATCCCGGCACCACAGGACTTAGCACCTGCGGCACCAGTTACCCCAGCTGCCCCGGCTGAGCCAGCAGCTCCGGTTACTCCGGCAGCACCAGTAACGCCAGCGGCACCAGCGGCCCCGGCAGCTCCGGCTGCACCTGCTGCGCCAGCTGCACCAACTGCCTGAAATAGCGATGTGATTAATCAGCGGGATTGGGATGAGCCTATCCCGCTCTAATAAGGAGTGCGAATGCACCAGACATTATTTCAACTGCTCTATGCAGAAGCGACAGCAATTCCCTACGACCGTACCCGCATTCACGGCGCACGCTCTGCGCTGTACCGCCTTGCGAACCTGTACGGGATTGACCCTGCGCCGCTCAAGGGCCGCATCAAATCCAATAAGGCAGCTCTGCGTAAGGCAGCAGATGACCTCGCAGCACAGGGCGATTTAAGCGCTGCTGTAGCGACAATGGGAACCGTAGCCACGCAGCTGGGTTACATCGCTGGTCACGTCCATGCCCCGCTGGAGGAAACCAATCTCCCACAGCTGGCCACGGATATTTTCGGATTCCTGAACACGCTGGCCGTGCTGGAGAAACTGCCCACGGCTAAGGCGGCATAATGTTTGAGGAATTGCTGGCTAACCTGCCGCCTCAGTTTGAGGTGGAGGAGCAGAAGAACGGCGACAAGATTCTCCTGCTGGATGCGGACTTCCTGATTTATCAGGCTGCTGCCACGGTGAAGACGTTGCCTACTGCAATCCGGCGCTTCTACAAACTGGTGCTGGAGTACATGTTCCTGACAGGCACGAAGCAGTGCCGCCTGTTCATTACGCCTACCAACTGCGCCAAGTGCAATCGGTACTTCTATCCGACTGTCAAGGTCTATCAGGACCAGCGCAAGGCTCGACAAGAGCTACCACTCAAAGGCCCACTGAAAGGCCACCTGCTGAACAACCCAGACGAGTACGCAGAGCACGGTATCACTGTTGCCGCCAGCGACTGGTTTGAGGCCGACGACCTGATGATTATCCATGCTCACGAGCTGGGACCAGACGGCATCGTGTGCAGCGGTGACAAAGACCTCCGGCTGACGCCGGGGCCGTGGTGGGATAATGAGATTGGCCGTGTCAACGTAATCCCTGACCGCTTCGGTCATCTGTATTGGGATGAGGACGCGCCGAGCAATGCCCGATGCAAAGGGCGTGGCACCAAGTTCTTCTGGGCGCAGATGCTCATGGGTGACAGCGCCGACAACGTGAAGGGTATCCTCACGTATAATGGCCGTCTCTGTGGTGCAGCTGCTGCATTCCAGATACTGCACGAGATAGAGAACGAGTCCGAAGCCGCCAATCTGGTGTGCCGGGCTTATGCAGCGATTGGTCAGGATGTTCTGGCCGAAGCTGAAATGGTGTGGCTTCGCCGCTCCGAAGATGATTCTGCTTACGCCTACCTGATGGAGGTCGTAACTGACGAAGCCATCTTAGGGTGGCTGATGCAGCTACACGAATATCATCTTGCCCACATTGAGTGGGTCATGGAGCAATCAGAAAATGGCGAAGGTTAAACAGTTAGTAGCAAAGGCCCGTGAATACTTCTACGCAGACAACTTCCTTGACCTTGAGGATGTGATGCTGACATTGGCTGAACGCTCCCCAGCAGCGCATGAGCGCCTTGCTGCGGAGTTCTCGGACCTGATTATGGAGCAGGACTTGATGGACGACATTATGAGTATTCAGCCATGATGCGCAAGATTACCCGTGGTCAGTTACGGGCGGTCGGAATGCAGCTGGCAAAGGCACAGGGCGGCGTCTGTCCGCTCTGTGGTGAACCTCTGGACTTTACGATTAAGGGGAATAAAGGTGACAGTGTTGTTGTTGACCATGACCATATTTCTGGAAGGATTCGGGGTGCTCTGCACAGGTCATGCAATGGTGGAGAAGGTAAGGTTGCATCGGCAGCAGGCCGCTGGATTGTTGGTTCCATGCAGGACTCCGGTAGAATTGCAGCCGCGCTCCACCGAGTAGCCTCGTATCTGGAGCAAGAACCCACTGACATGATTTATCACAGCCACAAGTCGGAAGACGATAAGCGTGAGATTCGTGCAGCCCGTGAACGTAAACGCCGCGCCGAGATTAAAGCTCGCCGTGAAGCAGTGAGGATTCTGAAATGAAGAACGTGATTATCTGGGATTTGGACGGTACACTGTCTGACGGCACGCACCGCATCCACCTGCTGCCGACGAAGGATTACGGCAACACAAAGAGCTGGGAGGCGTTCAACCTCGCCAGCGGTGACGACACGCCGTTTCAGGACAACATCGAGTTGATGAACAGCCTGTATTGGAGTGGCTTCAAAATCATCATCCTCACCGGGCGCAGCGACATTGCCCGTGACATTACAGAGAAGTGGCTGCGCGACCACAACTGTAAGTTTGACCAGTTGATTATGCGTCCGTTCGACGACCACCGCCGTGACATTGACTTTAAGCGTGAGGAGCTGGAGGCTATCGGGATTGACAACATCCTGTGCGCTTTCGACGATGCTGAGCACGTTGTGAAGTTCATGCGCAGTCTGGGTATTACCTGTCATCAGGTGACACATTATGAAATCAAACATGCTCATGTGAAGTCGCATGAGGAGAATGAGGGCGAAGCATGACAGTCGGTACTGGTATGAAGTTTGACGGCGATAAGCCACGTATGGACCTGCTGGTCGATGGTTGTCCGAATGCTCTGGAGGCTGTAGCCAGTGTCCTGACGTTTGGTGCGAAGAAGTACGCGGCACACAGCTGGCACACGGTGCCGGAAGGTGAAACCCGCTACAAGGCCGCGCTGCTGCGGCACCTCACCGCCCGTGGTAAAGGTGAGCTGTACGACGACGAATCTGGCCTGCTGCATTTGGCCCACGCCGCCTGTGACGCTCTGTTTATTCTTGAGCTGGAGTTGCGTCGTCTTGATAAAGCCGAGTGAGTGGTGTTATAATCAATGGACATTAGCGACGGAGCGCGGCGACACTGCCGTCGCTTCGGACTACATGGACCTGTATGAGTTTTGGAAATCCCGTAACCAGTAGGAGTAACGATGCAGACTGCCGAGAATAGCATGAACATCACAGAGTCAAAAGTTGAACGCCAGTTAGAAATTGAGAACAAAGCGCGTACCCGTGCCATTGACCGCAGCCGTAAAGCTGTGAAAGATGCGCTCGATAGCGGTCGTGCATCGGAACTCCTTCCGGTATCGCGCCTGATTAGTGCAGCGTTTAGCACTGTGTCAGATGAGATTGACAAGATTAAAGCTGAGAAAGCGCCGGGCGTTGGTGGAAAGTATCGTAAGTTCCTCAAGCTGGTCAGCACTGATGTGCTGGCTACTGGCTCGATGGTCTACGTGCTGGACAGCCTCTGCCACGAGTCACAGGCGAAATCCTCAGCTCAAGCATTGATGGCCGGGCTGGGCCGCTTCGTACAGGCTGAGGTACTGAACCGCAATCTGGAAATCGCAGCGCCAGCCTACATCAACCGTGTTCACGAGTACATGAAAGAGAAGCACACTCGTAGCCAGTCACACATCATGCGAACGCTTCGGGCCTCTGCTGATGCTGTGAAACTGGAGCATGACCCGTGGAGCAACACCGAGTGCATCGCGGTGGGCCGTCTGCTGATGCAGGCAGTCTGGGAAACCGGACTGTTCAAATGGCACAGCCACAGCAATCAGATGAACTACCTCCTGCCGGGCGACCAGCTGGAGAAGGTGTTGACTGACGTTGTAACGCACAGCAGCATGATGATGATTGCACCGCCGATGATTGTGCCACCGCAGGACCACACCACGATTCACGATGGCGGGTACATGACGGACATTGACCGCCGTGGTACTTACAAGAATCGTCACATTACGAACAAACAGCGCCGGGACGTAGCGAAGCAGTTCGCCAGCGACGAGGCTCAACCACTGCGTGCTGCGATGAACAAGGCTCAGAACGTGCCGTACCGGGTGAACCGTAGCGTACTCGGATGGGTGCAGGCTGCACGAGCACAAGGTATCGGTATCGGAATGCCGAGTACCAAGGGGCGTCCGAAACCAGAGTGGCGCTTAGACGGTATCCCGAAAGAGCAGTACGATGCGCGTGAGCTGGAGGACTTTGAGGAGTGGAAAGCTGTTACTCGTCAATGGTATACAGAAGAACGTAAGCGTGTGTCTCAGCTGCGTGGGATGGCCATGACCATCGACATGTGTGAGGAGTACAAAGATGAGCAGGTGCTGTATTTCCCAACCTGTGTGGACTGGCGTTACCGCCTGTACTTCAAGTCCGCGCTCAATCCCCAAGGTTCAGATTTGCAGAAGGCACTACTTGAGTTCGGGACTGGTAGACCATTGGGTGACCGAGGCTTACATTGGCTCAAGGTTAACGTCGCCACTACATTCGGTTATGACAAGCCCTTATTCGAGGAGCGTGCAGCTTGGGTTGATTTGCACTATGCAGAGATTGAACGAGTTGCAGATGCACCCTTTGAAACGGATTCTTTTAAGAATGCCGACTCTCCGTGGTGCTTCTTGGCCGCTTGTATCGAGCTGGTTAATGCAGTGCGGTCTGGTTGCCCGGCAGAGTATGTTAGCCACGCACCAGTCGCTATGGACGCTACAAACTCTGGTGGGCAGCACTTCTCAGCAATGCTGCGCGACGAGATTGGTGGACGCCTGACGAACCTGTTCTGGAACGGGAACACAGAGAAAGCTGACCTGTACATGAACGTGAAGGAGCGTACAGACAGCAAGGTCATCGTGGCCCAGCGCAATGCTGACACGGTGGTGCAGGCGACGTACTGGAGAGAGAACGAGATTACCCGGTCGATGACTAAGCGCCCGGCCATGACCTTCTTCTACTCTGCAACAGTACGCAGCTGCTCTGACTATATCATGCTGGGTGCGCTGGATGAGGGTTACCAGCCGCTGCAAGATTTCAGTATGATGAAGCTGTCTGGATTCCTCGCTCCGCTGATGCGTGAGTCGATTGAGGAAGCAATGCCTGCGGCGGCGAAGGCCATGAAGTTTGCGCAGCAGGTCTGCCGGACCATCCCGCTGGAGAACCACTTGCAGTGGAACACTCCGCTGGGTGGACTCATCATCAACCGCTACACCACGACCGAGGAGAAGCGCGTCAATATCCGCAGTATGGGACTGACGCAGGTTGTCGCGTACAACCGGAACTATGACCTGAACAATCGCCGTAAGGCAGCGTCAGGCATTGCACCGAACTTCGTACACGGTCAGGACAGTACGCACCTGATGATGGTCATCCTGCGCCACAGCGGGTACATCGTGCCGATTCACGACTCAGTGGCTACCCATGCCTGTGACGTTGATGAAATGCACAAGCACCTACGTGAGGCGTTCTGTGACCTCTACACCAGCACAGACCCGTTACAGACACTGAAAGAAGCAGCCGAAGCAGCTGGCGGTGATTGCTCAGAAATCGACATACCAGAGCACGGCACATTGAACCTTGAGCTGGTCAAAGACTCGCCATTCTTCTTCTGCTAATCAAATGATGATGGACGTTTAGGGGGTTAAGGTTTATACCTCCCCTTCACGTCTCACCTCCTGTACAGTGTTTGAGCGATACATACAAATGATGATGTACGTTATAGAGAGATAATCATGAAACATTCCTCAGTTCTTCTGGCTTCGTCAGAGATTGAACCCTATGTTCGACAATTCCATATCTTTGGTCACGGTATCGCCAACGGCGTCCCGGAAGACATTCACTTACAGCGTATGCTGAAAGAGACTGACGGCCAGATGGGATTGTTAATCTCTGCAAATTCTGAACCTGTCGCTCTGGCGACTCTGGTGCCCGGTATCGTGGAAGATTCTCACTTCCCCGGTGCCGGGCTTATCTGCGTTTATCTGGCTGGTCGTCTCGGAGTTTCCGGGGTGCGCTACCTCCATCGCTGTCTGCGCCAACTGGCCGCTGATAATGGCGGGAGTTGGTACTGCATCAGCAGCCGGGTGTCCACATACGAGTACCGCAATCGGTACTACATGATAGGAGAACATCCATGAGCGGTGGTGTATTCAAATCCATTCTCAAGCCCGTCAATAAAATCCTCCGTCCTTTGAAGAAAGTCGGTGGTGATATTATGGGTACTCGTGCTGCACGCCAACAGGCCGAAGCAGTGCGTAAACAGACCGAAGCCCAGCAGCAGCAGTACCAAGACCAGCTCACGCAGGAGAACGCACAGAACCAGCTGGATTCAGCAGGCGATGTGAGTAACGTTGCTACTGTGACAGCAGGTGGTACAGCGTCTGCCGCTGATACCGAGCTGTCCGATGCCACCCGTAAGAACCGTAAGCAGCTGATTTCCAGCACGCTCGGTTTATAGGAGGATGAATGGTCGGTACATTAGAAACATGCGCGGGGCTATTTGAGAAATTCAAAGACACTGCGGTACTGACCTCCTCAGAGCAATTTGCTCGGTGGACTAATGCCGGAGTATTCCCGAACACCAGCGCTCAGGACACAGGCAATCGCCAGTCCTTGCAGCGTGACTATCAATCAAAGGGTGCGATGCTGGTCAACAACCTTGCATCCAAAGTAACACAGGCGCTGTTCCCGCAGAACAATGCGTTCTTCGAGATTGGTCAAACAGCAGAAATGCTTCAAGTGGCTCAGGAAATGGGTGCTGACGCGAAGCAAGCAGCCAGCAAGTTCGCTGGTATCGAAGTCCGGGCCTCCGCTCGTGTCTTCCTGAATGCAGGTTACTCTGCGCTCAGTCATGCTATGAAGCTGCTGATTATCACAGGTAACGCTTTGGTCTATCGTGACCCTACGAACAAACAATTCCACACCTACTCTGTCCGCGATTACGTTGTCAAACGTGACGGTAGCGGTAAGGTGCTATGTCTGATTCTGAAAGAGCGTATTGCTCTACAGGATTTGCCAGAGGATTTCCGTTTAAGTCGCTTGCAGTACCGCACAGACCCTTTCGAGGATGTGACCCTATACACCAAAGTGACCCGTAAACATAACGGGGCGCGGGTGCTGTACGAGGTTACGCAGGAAGTTGAGGACCATCCCATCGGGACACCTTCGACCTACCCTGAATATCTGTGTCCGTACATTCCGCTGACATGGAACCTCGTCACTGGTGAGAACTATGGCCGTGGTCATGTTGAAGACTTCGCTGGCGACTTCGCTCGTCTGTCTGAACTCTCCGAATCGTCTCTGCTTTACGAAGTGGAAATGATGCGGTTAATCAACATTATCGACCCCGGTGCTGGTATCGACCTTGACGACTTCATGGATGCAGACTGCGGTAAAGCGGTAGCTGGTAAATCCAACGCAGCTGGTAATGGCGTCGTGGCCCACGAAGGTGGTAACGCGCAGAAACTTGCAGCCGTGCAGAATGACATTGCAAACCTTGTTCAACAGCTCTCCATTGCGTTCATGTATACCGGGAACACCCGTGATGCAGAACGTGTCACAGCCGAAGAAATCCGCGCTAATGTAAGCGAAGCAAACCAGACTCTGGGTGGCGTCTATGCCAACCTGTCCGAAGTGCTTCACCTCCAACTTGCCCACATCCTCTCCGTTGAGGAGGAGCCTGCTCTGTTGCAGCTGCTCATGGTGCAGGGTATCAAGCTGGATGTGTCAGTGGGCCTCGCCTCTCTGAACCGTCAGGCTAACGTGGAGCGCTTACAGTATCTGGCTAACGCCTTGCAGATTGTCCTGCCTGTACTGACTCAATCATCGAAACGCTTTAACCCAGACCTTATCATTGACGCTATGTGTCAAGGCTATGGTGTGGACCGTGAGGCGCTGTCGTATACCGAGGACCAGTTACAGCAGTTGCAGGAGCAGCAGGATGCCTCAGCGCAACAGTCAGCTCAGAACGTGGCTGGCGCAGCTCAGCAACAGGCCGGAGGCGGTGACCCGCAATTAGCAGCATTGAACTCGCAGCAGTTAGGCTTAACTCAATAAGAGGATTTTATGGCAGAAGAACAAGAAGTAACGCAGACAGCAGCTAACCAACAGGCAGCAGTGGAGACTCAAGGGTCAGAAGCGAAGCAGCCTACAATGGCAGAGCAGCTGGCCGCGTCACAGCAGGCGCAGAAAGAGGCTCAGGTCGAGGCTGGTAAACCGCAGGGCGATATTCCCTCAGACGGTAAACCAGAGGGTACAGAGGATAAAGAATCCGACAAACCCCAGCTCGACTCTGAGAATCTGGCGCAGACTGGTGATGCCGTACTGGATGCCAGCATCGAAATGATGCAGCGCAAGACCGGGTTAAATTCCGCAGATGCAGAGAAGATTCTTTCTCGTGCCTTTGAGGAAGGTGACGAATCCCTTATTGATGTTGCTTATATCAAAGAGCGATTCGGTGAGGACGCTGGCTACATTGAGCAGCTGGCTAAGGCGTACATCGCGCATACTCAGACCCAAGTTAATCAGGTGGTCAAAGAGGTGCATGACGTCGCTGGCGGTGAAGAAAACTGGAACCTGTATAATCAGACCTTCCAGCAGCACGCCGACGAAGACCTGAAAGATACTGTAGCAACCTTGTCCGACGCGGGTAAGTTTGCGAAGGCAGCACGTATGATTGTGAAGTTCGCTCAGGAGTCGGGACTCGTTCCGGTTCATGGACAGCACATTCAGGGTGGTGGCGCAGTAGCTAACGGTGCCTTGTCTGCGAAAGGCTTTACCGAAGAAATGGCGAAGTTGCGACAGAACTACCGGGGTAAATCTCTGGAGTCCGGTCCAGCGGCTGCTCAATATCAAACCTTGCTAAATCGCCGCCAAGCTGGTCGGATGCAGGGAATTTAATCTCAATTAGAAGGAAGTAACAAATGGCTAATACCCCATACGCTGGTGCTCTGACTCGTCCCCATTGGGGCGGTGCCAATTCTGATGTAGACATTCACCTCGAAGTCTACCAGAATGAAGTCGATACCGCATTCCAGTACAGCGCAATCTTCACTGGCATGTCTGCACAGCGTTCTACCGCTGAGCGCTCCAACACCTACCGTATTGACCGTCTGAACAACTCTGTTGTGAAAGGCCGTAAGTCTGGTCAGGCGCTGGATTCTCAGAGCGTGAAGAACGACAAGCTGCTGATTGTTGTGGATACTACTCTGTATATCCGTAACCCAATCGACTATCAGGATGACTGGACCGCTCCAGATTTCCTGACCGAAATGGGCCAGAACAACGGCACCAGCTTCGCGGAAATGTTCGACCAAGCGCACGCCATTCAGTTGGTGAAAGCGCGTGGCTGGGAAGCACCAGACCACCTGAAACCTGCCTTCGCGGACGGTCAGGAAATCGACGTGTCCCTGAAAGCGAACGCGCAGACTCAGGACGATTTGGAGGCTAACGCCATCCTCATCAACAAAGCGCACCGTGACGCAATCGACCATCTGGTCAAGCGTAAGGTTCCGCTGAACGACATGGTTACCCTGATTGCGACTGATGAGTACAGCACCCTGCTGGAACATCCGAAGCTGTTCAACAACCTGTACGGTCAGACGAACGACGATGGCTACAAAGGTCGCCGCGTAGTTACCATGAACGGTATCCCTGTTGTCGAGTTCCTTGAGTTCCCTGACGGCGTTATCACCGACCACCCGCTGGGTAGCGCGTTTAACGTGTCTGCCGACGACGCGGCTTGCCGCATGGTCGTGTTCAGCCGTTCTAAGACTCTGGTGACTGTGGAAGCGAAAGCCTTCACCTCCAAGTTCTGGGACGACAACGGTAACTTCTCCAACGTGCTGGACTGCTACGCAATGTACACCGTTGGTGTCCGTCGCCCAGATACCGCCGTAGTCGTGAAGTTCACCTACGCCTAATCCATCTAAGGGAGCCTTTCGAGGTTCCCTTATTTGCCAAGGAGCAATAATGGCCCGTTTAAAGACCTACACAATGGAGCATCACGATAGCATTGCAGCATCCCGCCGCAACCTGCGTGAGGCCAAGAATCGCATCAAATCTGAAACTCTCAGCGCACCGAGTAAGTCCCGCGCCAAGGCGAAAGCCAAGGTCAAGGATGAGCCGGAAGCCGAAGTAGAAACAGAGTGATATTTTCAGTGTTCCTGCGGGAGCACTTATAAATACCATTCACTTTAAGGAGACACCATGCAGTTACTCGAAGCAATCAATATCTCGCTACGGGCAATTGGTGAATCAGAGGTTGTCTCTGAAAGCACCAGTAACCCGACAGCAGGTATCATCAAGTCCGCTATCACCCAGCACCGCCGCAGCCTTCTGGCTACTGGCTGGTGGTTCAACACGGTAGAGCAGACGATTACCCCGACCGCCGATTATCGTATTACGCCACCATCGAACGCGCTGGCTATCTACGGTATCACCGGGAATAAACTCGCTGTCCGTGACGGGTGGTTATACGACCTGATTAATCAGAGTAACCGCTTCACCGAGGCGACGTATATCAAAGCGTTTATCGACTACGACTTTGAGGACTTGCCGGAGTACGCCGCTCAGTACATCGCTAACCGCGTTGCCGCCGAGACGTACCGTAACGACATTGGTGTCGATTCCAACTTTCAATCCCTGACCTCGGACTCAGAGGAGTGCTACAGCCTCCTGTTCCGGGAGCACGCACGCAACCAGTCACGCAGCACTGTGCAGTCGCGTCGGTTCCGCAAGGTCAACTCAGCACGATTCGTTTAAGGAGTTAACATGGCTTCCAGCTTAGAAGGTGCATACAAAAGCCTGCTTCAAGGTGTATCCCAGCAGGTGCCTCGGCTTCGTCTGGATGGTCAGGTCAGTACGCAGGAAAACATGCTCGCTGACCCTGTGACTTCACTACGCCGCCGTCCGGGTGCGCCACTCACTGTCATTCACAGCTTAGGCACAATCACCGACACGAACCTCTACACTCAGTACGTGGAGCGTGGCTCTGATGGCCGGACCCTCATCATCAACACCAGCACAGGTAATTGGTGGGTGATGAATAAGGATGCGACCGCAGTATTGAAATCCGGTCAGGATGCGTACTTCATTGCCAGCGGCGGCTCGTCCTCTCTGCAATCCACTTCGGTGGGTGGTGAGACGTTCATCCTCAATATCCAACAGGCACCACAGGCTATCGCCAGTACGACCAAACGTGACCCCAGCACCACCGGGTGGTATTTCACAAAGGTTGGTGCCTTCGACAAAGACTACACGCTCACCATTCAACGTGGTGGGACTACCCAGACTTTCACGTACCATACACCGTCATCCACTGATGCCAATGCTGTAGCCCAGACCTCACCCGTGTATATCAC